TGCTATAGCCGCCAACAGACATGTCCAACTCGTCCATGAGCTTAGCACCCGTGACCGTAGGAATTGCGTTGGTCACGTTGACGGTCGAACCGGACATCGTGTGGGGCGTGGCATAGACATCGGCAGAGCCGACTTCTTTGCCCATCCGTTTGTCGCTAAATTTAGCCATGATCAACCCCCGCGCTGATTCTTTGCACGTGCCATGTTACGGCCCATCGTCTTCATGGCCATAGAAGTGACGCCGCCCTTCTTGAGCTTCGTCATCGGCTTGCCCTTATGCAGCGCCTTTTCATGCTTGTGCACCGCACCAGCAATCATCTTCTTGTCTTGGGCCAAATCTTTCTTGTCCATACTCGACTCCTTACGTCGTTACTACCGTGATTGTGCCTAAATTAACAGTCAAAACCAAGTTATTTGGCGTCAAAAGAACATCAAAAAATGATGCCCCGCCCACCGGTGCCCAGCCCCACTGGAACACGCGACTGCCGCCCTCAGAGTATCCGTACCCGTCTGGCGTCGTATTTCCCGTCCGATCAATCTGCAATCCGCTGGTGCCGGAGACGAGGTAGCTAACGTCGGGGCGAGGTTCCCGAACCGCCTGCGGGTCATTGACCGGATACATGCCCAACTGCAACTGAGGCTGATCTGGGTCCCAACAGGTTGGGCAGACCTTGATGTTGTAAAGCTTCGTTTTAAGAACTTGTTTCTTAAGTTCTTTGAGCATGTATCGCCCCGCGCAGCGATCACACTCCGCGATTGCATACTTGCCAGAAGCGAAGCGGTTAGGCACGCATCACCTCAATAGAACAACTGCCGAGGGACAAACCGATCAGGGGCTTTCTCCCGGTCTTCTTGTGATGCCAACAGCCACTGCTGCTCGTACTCGCCCTTGAGCATCGCCACGCGATCCGGCGGGATTTCCATGCGTTTGGACGCAACATAGTACGCCAAGCCAGCCACCAAACAGGGGATCAGACGGAAAGGAATGTCCTGAACATTCACGCCGTTACCCGCGTCTTGCAGGCGGCGCATGCGCCAATACACGAAGATGTACTGGTCGCCGGGGGCGTTTGGCGTGGGCCAGACGTTGATGCAGGGCAGGTTTGCCACCACGACTGCCGCACCGTTGGAATGGGCCGCTGCCGTAGTACCGTTTTGGCCCCGGAAGCAGTTTAAAAGCTGATTGCCATCGACGTTCTGATAGACAATGGTTTCGCTATCGACGTTGATAAAGCCAGCCGCAGGCAGCGCGGACGCGTTGCTTACCGTGATCGTAGTATCCGCAGCCGTAATCGCCCCGTTCAACGTCACGCTCGTGTTGTTGGTCGCGCCCGTCTGGCGGTTAATCCAGACCTGAATCGGACGCCCTTGCGCCAGTTTGTTGGGGATCGTGGAGTACGTCGGCTCAGAGATGCGACTGATGTTGATGTCAGTCTGGTTCAGGCCGTTGGCTTGGGTGCGGATGACTTGGTCAAGCAGGTCAATAGTGTCAGTGGGGAAGGCATAGATTGCCTGTCCCGTGTTCATGACGATCTGCCCCTGCTCCACCGTCCACAGGTTGATGCCACGGTTTGCCCACTCGATGGTGAGCATGTTCAGCGAACGGCGTGCGGTACGGAACTCATAGCCCGTACGGATCTCTAGGCCCGCACGCTCATACGCCTCCTCCATGATCTCGTTGAGATCGAGGTTGAACGCTGTGAGTCCGGTAGTAACTGCCATTATCGATGCCTTGCCGTTTTTGCTGCCACTTTAGGTGGCTGCTTTACGAATTGCTTCCCGGCAGCTTTGCCCGCACGCTTCGCACGCGTTGTTGCAGCGTACTCAGCAGGGCTGAGGCTTTTGATCGCAGACTCTGGAAGATATCGTTCACCCGTGTCAGAAGAGCGTTTGCCACTTTTAGTCCTCCACTTTTGAGCGGTCCAGTCCTTCAGAGATTTCTGCGGAGCTTTCACGATCAGTCCTTGTACCCGCCACCCTTGGCCTTGTACTGCTTAGCCAGAAGCTGCGCCTTACGCGCGCTCCACTGTCCAGCACCCGTGCCCTGCACCGCCCGAGACTTGATGGACTCGAACAGCGACTTGCGCATACCGGGCTTGGTGTAGTTACCAGCCGCGTTCACCTTGCCGCCTTCAGCATACTGCGTGAAGTCAGTGTCGTCCCGACGCTCTTTACGAGCGCCTTTGGGCATCTTGCTGGATCGGATCGCGCCCATCCCACGGCTGGCCATCATGGCTTACACCATCTTTCCGCGAGTCTTGCCCTTGATGCAGCAACCATCGGCACGCGACGACGCAGAGCCACCAGCAGCCATTTTCTTAGGCTTAGACGCTTTGGGGGCCGGTTTGGCCGAACCGCCGTCGATGTCTTGCGGAGGGGGCGCCCCAGAGTCCGGGTTATACACGCCGTGCTTGACTGGGGGTTGCGGTTTCTTTTCCAGCATGTCCATGTTGGACTCCTTAGCAGGCTTTGCCGCCGCGCATCATCTTGACCATAGCGCCCTTGGTCTTGCCTTTAGCGGCAATACCATCAGCACGGGCAGAAGCAGTGCCGCCCTTTTTCATGCCCATAGGCATGGCGGGAGCCATCGCGGTGTTAGCCATAGGAGTGGGCTTTTTCATGCCGTCCTTAGCGGTGCTCATGCCTTTTTTCATCACGGGTTTACCCATTTTCGAGACAGCCATACGGCCTCCTTCTTTAAAAGTTTTGCCTTTATCGGCGGTTACAAACTCTTTCCCAACACTCTGCGGCACTCCCGCTTTTTTGGCGAACGACGGATTGTTGGCCACCGCCGCCATAAAGTTGTGTTGTTTCTTACTGCTGCTCGGCATATCAGACCTTAACGATCCAGCCCTTGCCGAATACGAAGCCAACCACCAGAAGGCCAATCCAGATCAGCAACTTCTCAATGATGGTCTTGCCCACGCGCTTATAGAACTCACCAGAGAGTTCTTCAAGTGCAAGCTTTGCCGCTTCTTTGGCAATCAAACGCTCGCGGTCAGTTAATTGCGTATCAGCCATGTCAGCACTTCCAAGCACGCAGTGATTTGTTAATCCGGGAGTTTGGGTCGTTCGCGGTCTTGGCCGAGGTGAGCTTCTTCTTCATGCCACTCATCCTCGCGCAAAAAGAGTCGCGCCTTGACCCGCCCTCTGGTTGCGGCGGTTTTAGGTTCATCCCTTGGGCCTTCGCAGAGGCGCGCCCCTTGGCGTTCAGACCACCTTTGGGATTCTTGCCTTCCTTGCGAGTCCATGCGGGTGACTTAGCCATAAACGATCATCACTGAATCGACGTTTGTAATCGTTGCATACACACCGGTGGACACTCTAATGCCTTCGCCGGGAAGCAAGAGGTAGTAAGTGCCTTGGTTTGCAGCAGCAGGAGTACTGATGGTGCCAACAGCAATGCCGGACGAATTTGAACCGTCGTACAAGACTACAGTACCAGCCACAGCACCAGAAGTTCCGTAGATGGCCTTGATGCGGCAAGGCCCCAAGACGTTTCCGTTCTGCATCTTAAAAGTATTGCTGACGCCAAGCGGCTGCGTCAGTAATACATCGGTTTGCATTCCCATAATTAATCTCCTTGAAGGTCAGAACCGGGGGCCGAAGCCCCCCGAGATTAATTAAGCGCTCTCTTGACCAACCAGAGGGTCTGCGACGAAGTAGGTGATGTAGCCACCAACAGTGCCAGCACCGCTGGTGTCAATGGTCACGGTCACATAGCTCAGTGCGCTAATGGCAGTTCGAGTCAAGCCAGCGGTAATAGAACCAACAGCAGAAACGGTCAGGTTGTTAGCGATAGCCGCGCCGGTCACAGCGCCACTTGTGTAGTTACGTGTGCCAAGATCAACAGAACCAGTACCTGCGTCATTAATTTCCACAGACAGAACAACTGCGCCTGCGGGCAGGATCAGAGCGGGAGCGCCAGAAGCGGAAGAGATCGTGACGTTGGTTGCGGTAGCAACGGAAGCGTCAGCGATGTAGAACTGAGCGGCCATCACGCCGGAACCGCAATACGCGGTACGCGTCTGGTCGCCGCCGCCAGAACGCCAAATTGATTGGGTAGTAGAGACTGCCATTTAAATTGTCCTTCGTACAAAGATCAGCGTGTCAGTTGTGTACGCATCTGCCGGATCAGTCTGACACACCGGAAATCCGGTTGCGTTCAATATACAGCAAAAGAAAAGGGGGCACAAGGCCCCCTTTTCGATTACGCGCCTTGCGAGCCAAACATGCCCAGCGGGTCAGACCAGCCGAACGAGTAACGCTCACGAGACTTATAACGGACGTTGCCCGTGTCAAAGTCGCCGTCCATCGACTGGCTCAACGGCACGCGGATAAAGTGCTTCATACCGTTGGGGACATCCGTGGTCAGGAACCAAGCGTTGCTGTCGGTCAAGAAGTGGTTAATGGTGTAACCCTCAGAGACAGAACCGTTGTTCTTGATAGCGTTGATGTCGTTGTCGTTGGTGCCCACGCGCAGTTCGGTCTCCAGCAGGCGGGTTGCAACGAATTGCAGTGCCGGGGGAACGACCAGCTTCTTGGGCTTGGCAGCGATCAGCAGGCCACGTTCGTCAGTCCACAGGCTGATCTGAATAACGGCGGCTTCCAGAGAAGTCTCGTTCAGGTCGGCAGGGGTAGACGGGATGTTGCTGTTGGTGCCGCCAGAGATCAGCGGATGCGAAGCGGAGAACAGAGCCACGCCATCACCGCCGGGGTAGGTGGCAGAGAAGCCGTTGTTCAGAACCGCAGCAGCCTTGACCTGCTTGGTGTACGCCATCGAGCGGGCCAGAGCCTTGGTATAACGAGCGGCGAGGCTGTCATACAGGTTGTCTTCGATGGCCTCTTCGGTCAGCGAGAAACCTTGAGCAATGGTCTCGTGGTTGTATCGAGCGGTCCATGCTTCCTGACCATTGTCGTACGCGATGGCAGAACCTTCGTTCTTCACCGGTGCGGCGCTGAAGCCAGACAGCTTGGTTTCCTCTTCAAAGCTACGCTCCGAGGTTTCGGTTTCGTAGATTTGTTTGTGCTCTTCCTGATACGTTGCATAGGAAAGGCCGAACAGAGCGTTCAGGCCGGGGAGCAACTCTTTCAGCAGTTGTGCGCGTGAAATAGCCATGATTTATGCTCCTTAGATGCCAG